CGATAACATTGCAAAAAAAAGAGAGGGATATAAAAAACCAGATATAGGATATTATCAAAAATCATATGCTGATAGCTTTAAAAAAATTAATCCTGATATAAAAAGAGCTGTAGAATATATGCCTCCTGAACAATTTGTAATGATGAAAAGAAACATAGAAAGGCTTGAAAAATATTCTGAATTTGAATTAAAACAAAGACAACAAGCAAGAGAAGATTACTGGGAAATGCAAAGAGCTTTAATGGATGCTCGTAACTTAGAAGATAAAACAGGATTAGAAGACTCTATAAATTTATTAGAAACAAAATCTAAAGAAATAAGAGATTTTTTAAAAACAAAATTTAATGAAAATCCCCAAGGTATAAGTGAATTAGATTATAAAGGATTAGGAATATATGATGAATATAATCCAGATTTTATTAAGTATAATGAAATAGAAATAATTGGTAAATTAAAATGAATATAGAACTTTGTAAAGCTGAAATAAAGCGACACGAAGGTGAAGTCTTAGAAATCTATTTAGATAGTTTAGGTTATAAAACTTTAGGAGTTGGACATCTTTGCCAACCTCAAGACCCTGAATATAAATGGGAAGTAGGAACTAAAGTACCTCAAGAAGTTGTCGATATGTATTACGATGATGACTTTGATAAACACTATATGGAAGCTATACATGTCTTTGGAAGTCATGAAGACTGGGACGAGCTACCTGAAGTTATACAAAGAGTCTTAGTAAACATGTGTTTTAATTTAGGAGCTTCAAAGCTTTCTAAGTTTCGTAACATGTTAAAAGCTTGTAGACAACATGATTGGGAAAAGATGGCTGTTGAAATGGAAGATAGTCGTTGGTTTAAACAAGTGGGCAGAAGAAGTATTGAATTACAAAAAATGGTATTAGGAGCTAAGAATGATAGATAAATTAATACAACCGGTCAGTAAACTATTAGATAAGTTTATACCTGATGCTGACACTAAACAAAAGATTGCACATGAGATTGCTACTATGTCTGAAAAACATATACACGAAATTGCTAAAGCACAAATAGAAGTAAACAGAGAAGAAGCTAAAGGTAACTGGTTTCAATCATCTTGGAGACCAGCAACTGCTTGGGTATGTGTTGCAGGTTTTGCAGTTAACTTTTTAATTAGTCCTTTGTTAGCACCTTTTGGTATTGATGTACCACAAGCAGATACATCTACTATGCTACCTGTATTAATGGGTATGTTAGGACTTGGTGGTATGAGGAGCTTTGAAAGAATTAAAGGCGTAGGTAAGTAATGACTAGGATAGCTAAAGTTGATGATAAATCAAGTCTTAATATATCACTTAGTTATCTTTTACAAATCATTGGTGTTATAGCTGTAGCTGTTTGGGGTTATGCACATACAACTGAAAGAATAGATTTTAATCTAAGAGAAACACAAAACCTTAGAGCTAATCAAAATAAATATTTATTTCCTGATATAAGAAAATTAGAAGAACAAGTAATACAATTAGAAAAAGAAGTTATTATATTAAGAACAGAACTAGAAGCATATAAAAAACAAAATGCAAATAATAAATAAAATAAAAAATACTGAGTTCTATCAAAACTGGACAAAAGCATTTGCTGTTTGTTATCCAATGATGGTTGAAGGTGATTTATCAGCATTAACTTTTACACATTTTTGGAAAGCTAATGTGACTGGTATCATAGCAGCTACTCTAGCTTCACTTACTAAGAAGTCTTGGTATCAAAACTTTATGCAGCATAAATATTCACCAGCAATTATTCTAGGTGTTTGTACTTTTGTTGCAGACTTATTAGTGCATCCAACTCATTTTGGTTTGTTTTGGACTGAAGCTTTAGCAACAGGAGTAGGTGCAGGTCTATTGTCAGCTTTCTTTATTTACAAATCTTTATCAAAATAAACATGAAAGAAAAGATTAAATTAGAATTACCTATTATAAGTATCTTTATATTTTTATTTATAATAAGTATATTAGAACAATTATGAACTTAAACGATTTAGAAAAAGTACATCCTATGACACAAATTACTGTAGCTTCTATAGTTCAAGTAGCTGTATTTGGTTTCATGTTGTTAGCTTTTTGGATAAACAGTAAATTATTTTAAATTTTACAGTAAAAATAACTAAATCCTCTTAGACTAACAGAGAAGCTCTGTATTAAAAAGTTCTTACATCTGAAGTAATCGTATTAGGTACTATCAGATATGTTAACACAGAGCATTTGGTGAGGTCAATTTTCTCTAATCTGTCATTTTTCGAGCATTTAAGTTAGCTTCGATATAATTATGCACTTCATCTAGCTTTTTTGTAGCTTCTCGTACTACAGTTTGTAATGTTGCATATTCTTCTTGAGTAAAATACTTTTTAAGTTTAGATATATCTACTGAAGTTCTTTCAGTTACTAAATTACCTGCTCGATTATAAAGAAGCTCATAGCCTAATAACTTGGCTTCTTCTCTTTTTGTTCTCATCTTTCTATTCCTGTGAATGTAATGTTATCTTGTCTACCACGTAACCCAGCTTTCATATAGGTAGTGGCTCGTCCTTCAAAGAAGTTCTGGTGTTCTACACCTGTCACTTCATCAATCCAACCAAGAGGATTTTCTCTTTGGTCGTAGTTAGTTTTTAATCCTAACTGAAGTAACCTTCTATCTGCTATGTATCTATTATAAGCATACATATCTTTTTTAGTTAGTCCTTGGATATCTCCCATATCAAAAACTAAATCTAAAAACTTATCTTCAAGCTCTACCATGTGTCTACATATTTGATATAGCTCTGCTTTAAAATCATCTGTCCATATTTCTATGTTCTCTTTTATAAACTCTCTAAACAATTTTGTCATTGCTTCAACGTGCATAGATTCATCACGTATAGAATAGGTTACTATCTGTCCCATACCTTTCATCTTACCGAACCTTGGAAAGTTTAACAAGATTGCAAAGCTACTGAACAACTGTAGTCCTTCTGTAAAAGCTGAATAAACTGCTAAAGTTTTTGCAATAGTTTCTTTCTTAGCTTTAGTAGGTTTAAAGTTTCCAACATAGTCATGCTTGTTTGACATCTCTTCATACTCTGAAAAAGCTTTGTACTCTATCTCAGGCATTCCAACTGTGTCAAGTAATAAACTATAAGCATGTTGATGTATTGATTCCATGTTTGCAAACGAACCCATCATCATTCTTGCTTCAGGCTTTTTAAAGATAGGCATATACTTATCTATATATCCTGCACCTACATCTACATCTGACTGAGTAAACAATCTAAATATTTGTGTAAGTAAATTCTTTTCTATATCTGAAAGTTCCTGCCAATCTTTGACATCTGTATGTAACGGTACAGATTCAGGCATCCAATGCATTTGATTCTGTAGTACATAGTAGTCAAACATCCAAGGATATTCAAACGGTTTATAGTAATCTCTAGTTTTTAATAAGCTCATAATTTTTCTTCCTTTGGTAAATATACTATTGTTAATGAATTACATTTAGGACAACTTAAATTAGTCTCCATAATATAATTCTCGTCTTCTTCTTCTATGTCGTGGTCTCCACCCCATATTAATTCTGTTTTACAGTGCCAACACTCCATACTATCCCTCACATGCGATACATTCTGTATCTTCTAAATTTATTCTTGGTACTTTAACATTTACATTCTCTACTGTACGAGCAGCATTAGAACGGAAATAGTAAAGCGATTTAAGTTTGTTCATACCATACCAGTGAACATCATTTACGTACTGCATGTATTCATCATGTACTTCTTGAGGTTCAGTTGCCTTTGGTAAGGTAAAGAACAGGTTGACAGACTGTGCCTGACACACAAACTCCTGTCGTTTAGCAGCATGTTCAACAATCCATATTTGATTTATCTCATTAGCTGTTTTAAATATTTCTTTTTCATCATCAGTAAGAACATCTAAGTGTTGGACTGAACCATCACTACCCGATATGTCTTTCCAAATCTTTTCTAACTCATCTACTTTTAAACCTTTACCTTTCAAAAGCTTTTCAAGAT